TTTCTTTCTTAAAACATAACATACTAATGCTCTCATTTCTACATAATCTCTCCTTCTTGTGTTGTCAAATATATTAAGTCCAGATACTTCTTTTACACTATCTCCTATTTTCTTTATATCTTCTATATTCATTTATTCTGCTCCGTTATCAATTAATATTTTGTCTGTTACATTTGTTACTTCTTCTTTGTTTAATGTATATGCTTTACATACTTCTTGTATCTTACAGAAATCATTAAAGTCAAATTCATTTAGTACCCATTTAACAAACTCTAATTTGTTTGCAATTAGTTTATCTCCTAAACCTTTATCGTCTACATCTTCAATCTTATTATAGTATTCAGATTCAATGTGCATTAACTCTTTTATAGTTCTGTTTACATTGTTCTTTACTCTGTGCCTAAATAAACCAGTACGCATTGCTTCTTCTAAAACGTGTTGGTTTACAAATGATGTTATTATTGCACCACTAATCTTTTCTAAATTCTTTTTTGTTAGCTCCATATTTGGTAATTGTAATTGTGTTCGTTATAGTATTGTTTTGTTTCTTCTACCTTGTCTGCTAATAGTTGTTCAAGATAGTTATAAATGTAATCTATTTCATCATCTGATGCTTTGTATATTTCTTCTCCTTGATATAAATTAGTTTCTAATATCTCATTCTTTAAACTTACTTCTATTAAGTATTGTTCAGTATCTGAAATTAAAGTTACTTCATTTGGCAATGAGTTTATACAAAAATCTCTATTATGGTACTCTGGTCTTATTGTTTTTATTAGTTTAATTAATTCCATCATTTAGTTTTTTATACACTTCTGTTTGTGCGTTGTTTTTTTCAATCATTATTTGTACTTCTAAAATTTCTATTTTATTTTCAAGCCACCAGTTATCACTATTTTTAGCATAGATTTTAATTAGTTCTAATGTTTCTAAAGTTTCTGGTGTTAAGTTGTTTTGTTTTCCCATTTGTTTTGTTTTTAACTGTTAAATAATATTAATATCATTGATATAAACCATAAGCACATATAAGCAACTATCATAATCATAAGTAGTACAAATACGAACTCTCCGAATCTTGTAAGCATCTTCTTCATAATTATACGTTAAAGATTAAACCTAATAACATTCTTGCTATAAAGTAGCTTGGTGCTAAAATCAATACTAAAGTTTGTAATTTTTTCATCTGTTTTGTTTTAAAAGGGAGGTTTTACCCTCCCATTGTTTTTTTTATATTATCTCTAAATCGTAAACTGATTTGTTTAATTTATTACATTGCTGCAATAATTGACTTGCTATAAAAGTTATTTCTGAATTAGGTAATTTATTACCCGATTTTCTTAATTTGTTTTCGATGTAGTTTAATTTAAATTCTGTTGTCATAATTTCTGTTGTTTTAATTAATAATACTCAAATATAGAATTAATTATTTAATTAACAACTATGTTAATAGACTTTAACATTTCTTTAACATTTACGAAATTGTAATACAAACAATGCCAATTATAATATAAGCAACTATTGATGCCATTACTATAAATGATATCAGTCCTTTTTCTGTGCTTGATTTATTCATAAGTCTTTGTATTTGTTTTTTAATGATACATAATGATAATCTGATTCACTTAACTTTAAATCTATTAAGTCATCCATTGCATCTTGTCTTCTAATGCAAGGTGGTAATTTGTCAATTAGTTGTTGTAGTTTCTGTATTAATTTTCTTTTGTACATAATGTTTGTTTTAGTTTTTCAATATATAATGTTGCATCCATTAATTCTTCTTGTAGGTGTTGTAGCCATTCAGAGGTGCTTAAATCGTTTCTATCCATTGTCTTGTTGTATTTCTCTATACCAACTCTTGAACGTTCTTTATATGAACTTACAACTGATTTAACAATGCTATCTTGTTCTTCTTGCATCTCTGCCCATTTTTCTCTTGTATTCATTATTTCTCGTATATTTTAGTTACTATTATTTGAAAGATACCAATGTATAAAACAATATCTTCTTCATACATTTCAACATCATCAAATGTATAGTGCCTTACTCCAAGTAGTAAACCTTTAAAAAATCCAGCTTTAATTTCGTACCTTATTAGTGTCATAGTTGTATATCTTTGTGTATAAATCCCAAATAGCTTGGAATGATTCTTGTTTATTAAATTCTTTTCCTTTCATATAGTAATTGCCTTTTATTCTATTGCAGTACACTTTATAACTGTTACCAGATACAACTGGGTAAATGATAAAACCTTTTTTAAAACAATACTGCTGATGCTCATAATTACAATTTTTTAAGTGTATCTTCTTTTTAATCTTTGGCATTTAAGTCCTCGTATATGTCAATTAGTTCAAGTGCTTTCTCTACACCTTTTGCTTCACAAAATCTTTTCTGTTCAAATAGTTGTAGCCAATATTCCATTATGTCTTTTCTATCTCCATTACTAAAGTAACTATCAACACAACTTCTGTAAGCAATAATCTCTTTATTCTTACAATGTTGCTCTTGTAACATAATCTTCTATATTTTCTGTTTGTAGGTAGTCATAATATCTTTCTGTTGCAATGTCAAGTTTTCTTTTACCACTATCAATAAAGTTATCAGAGCATTTAAATATACCAACGTCAAGTGTGCTTTTATCAACTACAATAAATTCAAAGTCAAATGCTCCAAACAATTCTAAATACAATGCAGCTTGTAAGTCATAAGAAAAATAATTAGCAGACCTTTCAAAACCTTTTATATCAGCAGTTGTTTTTAAATCTATTACAACACCATCTTTTAATATATCTGCTTTACCTCTAAATGCTAAATCATTATAAGTATCAATTGCTGGTATCTCAAATCTTGCACCCTCCAGTATGTTCTTTACATCTGTTACACTTCTTACTCTTTCAGATATCTTTTTTGCTTTATGATATTCAGAGTTTGTAAATACATTGTGTGAGCCAAGCTCTTGTACTGCAAGTTTATATTGCTTTGATGCTTTTGTGCCCTCTGTAAATGTTAAGTAGTCTACTTTTTCTGGCTCAAGTACCATAAGGTGTATAAGTTGCCCATCTCTTAATGCTTGTACATTTGTTTGTTTTTCTGTTAGTGAACGATAATAAGCATAAGGAGAATCTAAAAGTTTCTTTGATGCTGAACTTGATAATGCATTTACACCAAGATACCCATAGTAAAATTCATCATCCATCATCTTACTTAAAATGTCTTTCTTGTTAAATACTTCGTTGTTTAATAGTTTAATTGTTTCCATTTATTTTAGTTTTATTGCTTGTTTTATATTTATCTCTGTTACTTGTTTTTTTACCCACCTTCTGTTTTTAAACTCTGATGTGGCTGGTAATGATTTCTCAAACCATTTTAAATCTACTTTGTTTAAGTTAAATAGATAAATACCTTGTGGTGTACTATTGATGTATATTGGTACGTCAAAATGTTTATTTGATTCTTTTATTAAAGCATCGTATTTAGACTTTTCAAGTATTAAAGTATCGTAATGTTTCTTTCTGCACTTTAATTCTATTCTGCTTTGCGTTTCAATGTCGTAGCAATCCCATCTTGATATTGGATTTTTACTGTTTACTAATGTCTTGTAGTGGTTTTTTGATAACCATTCAAATAAATCTTTTTCTTTCCATTTTAGCATAAACGCAATATAGTGTTTTTTATTCTAAAAATTCATAATCATCTTTAACAAATTCTGGTAAACCATTATCATTTATTGTAAAACTAAAAGTTTCAAAGCCTCTGTTTCTACTTCTTTTACATTCTACATTTATATGCCCTTGATGTACACTATTTTTTTCAAGACTTATTTGTAATTCCGCCTTTTTTTCAAGGGCTGACCCTAAATTTCCAGTTGCCTTATTTGTTCCAAAGTTTTGATGAATTATTGTATGTAAATTACAATTTAAAACACTTGTCCACTCCATAAGTTTTTGTACTACAAAATTAGATTCCTCCATAGAATTTACATCAGAACATAAATCGGCAACACCATCTATAATAATTAATCCAATGTTTTTTTTGTCAAATTTTTCATATAAAACATATTCTATAAATTGTAATCTTTCTTTGTAATCCATTGTTCTTAAAGCATAGATATGGTAATTATCATCCTTTTTTTTATTATTCATTACCATTGTCCTTTTTGCTAGTTTACTAACGTGGAATTTACCTTGCTCTGTATCAAAATGTATGATTTTTCTTTTTTTTCTATTACCTTTTATTTTTCCACAATATTTATTACTACCACCTTGATATGCTGATACAAGTAAGCTTATAAAAAATGACTTACCTACTTTAGGGTAAGCTTGTGTAAAAGCAAAATTACCATCTGTGCCAAGAGGAATTTCATATTCAACTATTTTACCTTGAAAGTTATTTTCTTTATAAGTGCCACAACTAATTGCTACTGGAGGATATTCTAATACTTCATTTAAATCTACACTAAATTCTTCTACCTTGCGGTCAAATACTAATTGTCGTTCGTGTTTATCATCTGCATCTAGTATTTTTGTTTTGTTCGTCATTTATATATTTTTGTATTTTTGTTTTATAATATTTACCAAGTATATTATCATTTAAGAATTTATCATTTTCTAAAACGTTTTCGGTAAATTGTAGTTTTGTTTCATAATAACTCATCATTGTTTTGTTATAACAAATATATATAATTTCCCTATAACAATTTTCTATTTCCCATTTTTTACTTTCTTTATTACTTCCAGTATATTTCATCCAATTACTTTCAACGTAATCAACTCTCTTTCTTTTATATCCCTTTAAAGGTGGTCTTGTACGTTTGTTAAGCAGTATCTTTTTACCAATGTAAACTTGTTCTGTTCGTATGTTAAGTATTCTATAAACAAACCCAACTGCTTCTGCTGGTAAATCTTCTCTTGATTTTATTCTTTGTCCTTTATAGTTCCACATAGTGAAAAAAAAAGGAGGTTTTTACACCTCCCTTATAATTTAAAATGGCAAATCATCTGCTGCAACTGGTGTTGCTTTCTCTGCCTTTGCTTCTGACTTTTGAACAAAAGATTGTAAGTTGTCTGATGCATAGTAAATTTTACCATTGGCAACATATCTTTTCTTTTCTCCATTATCTCTTTGTTCCTTTGTTTGTGGAATAGTAAAAGAAACATTTTGTCCGTAGTTGCCTTCTTCAAAAATAGAAAAGTTAAGTTTTAATTTCTTTAACTCTTTTCCATCTTCTCCTTTCTTTGCAACTAATTCTCTTTTTGCGTTGTAAGTTAAAACGTTTTCAAAATACTGTTTAAGGTTTTTGATTTCGTCAAGTCTTAACTCAACATCTCCTAATAAATAACTTTTGTTTGTACTCATAATTTTACTTGTTTTTAATTTATAATCCAGTTGTAATTTCGTTGTCAATAACACCTATAATATGTCTAAATACACTTCTTTCTTGTTCGCCAGTTACATCTACTCCATTTAAAAATAGTCTGTAATAGTCTTTGTTTTCTGTTGGTTTTAATTCTATACTATTCATAAGTTTTAAAATATATTTCTGTTTTTGTATTTGTTGATTCGTTTATAGCACTTACTGTATGTATTTGATATTTCAATAAAAAGTTTGAAAAAGTATCATAAGCAAAGAAATCTAAAGATTTATCTGGATTGCTAAAAAACTCTATCTCATAAAATATTATATCATCTTTTTGATTTGGTATTACTGTTCTAAAAGTAAATATATTATCTGATATAAATTCAAATTTCAAAGGTGTTTCAAAACCAATTAAATTTATTACATCTGCTTCTGTTGTCAATTCTGTCATAATTTATGTTTATTTAGTTAAAAGTTCTTTTACTTCTTTTGATATTCTGTACTTTTCTTCAACTTTAGAAATGTTACCTCCACCTTTTAAGTATGTCTGTACTTTCTTAAATTCAGCAGTACCTTTGTTTAACCAACTCTTTTCAGTTGTTTTAGCACCTTTTCCGTGTGTATTACTTGCATCAGCATCTTTTGTATCGTCAATCAAAAATAAACCATTTAAGGCATACTTACGTGCATAAGATGAGCTACTACCAAAACTTTGTGCTATGTCCATACCTTTTCTGTTTGGGTCTATACCAGCTTGCGCT